AAGAGCAATTACTCAAAGACTTTGAAGATTATCGCTACAATATTATTTTAAAGTCTAGACAGTTAGGAATTTCGACTTTATCTGCTGGATACATTGCGTGGTTTGTTCTTTTTCATGAAAGTAAATTTGTGGCCATTGTAGCAAACAAAAGAGATGTTGCAGCAAACGTTTTAAAGAAGATTAAAACAATCATCAAAAAACTTCCGGATTGGATGATTAAAGCTACAGCATCTGTTGAAACTGACAATGCGTATGCTATTTCTCTTACAAATGAATCTTGGGTTAAGGCATGCTCAACAACTGGAGACGCCGCTCGTTCTGAGGGTTTGTCTCTTTTGGTTGTTGACGAGGCAGGAATTATTCAAGGAATGGACGAGCTATGGGAAGCGGCTTATCCAACTCTTCGTGGTAAAGGTAGGTGCATTGCCCTTTCGACTCCAAAAGGCGTTGGCAATTGGTTTCACAGAGAATATGCAAAAGCTTCAGCCAACGAGAATGATTTTCATCCGATTATTTTACCATGGGATGTACATCCGGAAAGAGATCAAGAATGGTTTAATAAAGAAACCAGAAACATGAGCAGAACTTCCGTTGCTCAAGAATATGAGTGCAACTTTTTATCTTCAGGTGAAACAGTTATTGATCCAAAAGATATTAAGAGAATTACAGAAGTTATATCTCCACCCGAATACAGAACAGGGTTTGACAGAAATGTTTGGATCTGGGAAAATTATATCCCGGAAGAAAACTATTTACTTACTGCTGACGTTGCGCGTGGTGATGGTAGGGACTCGTCCGCCTTCCACATTATCAAATTGTCGACAATGGAAATAGTTTCAGAATACAAAGGTGTTATTTCTTTAGATTTATTTTCAAAGCTTTTAAACCAAACCGGTAAAGAATATGGATCGTGTATGATGGTTGTAGAAAATGTTGGTGTTGGGATTGCGGTATTGGAAAAGTTGAAAGATCTAGAATACCCAAATATTTATTATTCAATTAAAGGAAGTCAAGATTATATTGACCCACTCCAGGCTCAATACCACTCAAACGCTGTTCCTGGTTTTACAACATCGGTAAAAACAAGACCATTAGTTGTCGCAAAATTGGAAGAATATGTGCGACATGGTATAATTAAGATTAAATCCGAACGTTTACTACATGAATTGGAGACATTTATTTGGCATAATGGTAAACCACAAGCCTTGAAAGGATATCATGACGATTTGGTTATGTCCTTGGCAATTGGATGTTTTGTTGCAGATACAGCGTTTGAGGTTAATAAAAGAGAATTAGAGTATAGTAAAGCAATGTTAAATTCGATATCAGTAGTAAGCAAAAAAGTTGATATGAGTGTTCCAGGACAAAGAAGTTATAAGAGAGGAAAAAGTCTTTTAGACTCGCCAGAGAAGAAAAATAGTATTTATACTGGTATACCAACTTGGTTAATTAGTGGATAAGGGGTAATATAATGCCGAAGAAACAACCTACTAGGGTAACTTTATTTAGGAGATTGACAAGGCTCTTTTCAGGTCCGATTGTCAATTACCGTAGTCAAAGTGGACGCCCGCTGCGCCAGCAATATTTCGACAAGTACTCGAATGTTTATCGATCAGTGTCAGGGCAAAAATTTAAAAGATCAACATATAATCCGTTTGGAAATTATTCTGCAGAAGCTATGGCCAATCAGAGAAGATTGGAAAGATATATTGAATATAGAGAAATGGAAGTTGAGCCAATTCTGGCATCTGCTTTAGATATTTATGCCGACGAGATGACAAACTTCTCAGAATTAAGGCCGGTATTAGGTATTAAAAGTGCGAATGAAGAAATCAAAACTGTGCTTCACAATTTGTTTTATAATATTCTTTCTGTAGAAAATAATTTAAGAGAGTGGTGTCGTAACGCTTGCAAGTATGGAGATTATTTTCTCTATCTAGATATTGATGAACACCTGGGGGTCACAGGCATTTTCTATCTTCCTGAAACTGAGATTGAAAGACTTGAAGGTCAGGATATGACAAACCCTAATTATGTTCAGTTTCAATGGAATTCCAGGGGTATAACTTTTGAATCTTGGCAAGTTGCGCACTTTAGACTTTCCGGCAACGATCAATATAAACCATATGGCACTTCAGTTTTAGATCCCGCCAGAAGATCTTGGCGTCAATATGATTTAATGAAGAATCACATGATTGCTTATCGTGTTGTTAGATCTGCAGAGAAAAGAGTTTTTTATATTGATGTCGGGCAAGTCAGACCACAAGATGTTGAGCCTTTCTTAGAAAGGGTTAAGACGTCAATGAAAAGAAATCAGATTGTGGATGATGATAACGGTAGAGTAGATCTGCGATATAATCCGCTTGGTATTGAAGAGGACATTTTTGTTGCCGTAAGAGGAAACACTAATGCGACAAAGATTGAGACCTTACCTGCTGGAAATTTAACAACTGCAGTCGATGATGTAGAATTAATCAAGGATGATTTGTTTACAGCAATCAAAATCCCACCTGCTTATATTTCTAGAAATAAAGACGCATCAGAAGACAAAACCACGCTAGCGCAAAAAGATGTTAGATTCGCCAGGACAATCAAGACAAAGCAAGCAGACGTGATTCAAGCCTTAACAAAAATTGCAAGAGTGCATTTATATGTTTTAGGTTTTAGAAATGATGATCTTACAAATTTTAAAATTTGTTTAAACAATCCATCTACAATTTCGGAGTTGCAAGAATTGGAATTATTGAAAGCCAAATCTGATGCCGCTAGTGGATTATATGAAAATTTCTTTAGTCGCCGTTGGATCGCAGAACATATTTTTGACATGTCAGAAGAGGAATTCCTTCGTTGCAGAAGAGAGATTTATTCTGACAGAAAGTATGATGCAATGCTTGAAGCTGCCGCTACCGAAGGTATCGCTGCAGAAGGAGACCTAGGCGGTGAGTTAGGTGGCGAATTGGGTGGTGAGTTAGGCGGTGAGTTAGGTGGAGAAGAATTGGGTGATGAGTTAGGTGGAGAAGAATTGGGTGGTGAAGAATTAGGTGAAGAAGAGGAGACCCTACTGGCCTCCCCTCCTGGATATAGGCCATCACCCAGGACTCACATCAACAAGCCCGGTCAACGCGCTAGAAAAAATAAACCAACAAAGAAAAGCATGCAATCTCAAGCAAAGGGAAAGATTTATAACGCTGTGGCTAATTCCAAAAACCCTGCTCAGGCAAGAAAAAGAAACTTTTTACGATCTGCATCTCCGGAAATTTCACCCAGAACAATTGTTCCAGGCATGCCGGACATGAGACAACTTGCTAGAGGTAGTGCTTTCGAAAACTTGGGACCTAATTATAAGGGAGATGAGTTTCGTATGTTTGATATTGGTAAGTCAACAAAGAAGTTATTAGAAAGTTTAAACATTGATTCAGAACCGGAGTTGTCAAAAGATGAAGAAATTGAGACACAATAAAAAAAGAAACACACTGTTCCTTTTTGAGATTCTAGTGCAAGAAATGACTAGATGCATCACCATGAAAGATGATCAAAGAAAAGAAAAAGCCTTTTCTCTTTTAAAAGAATATTTTTCGCGTGATTCTATGCTTAAAAGAGAAAAGGACTTATTGCATAATATTGTTAATGCTGAAGGGATGTCTTCCAATAACATCGGGAGATTAATTTTTCACACGAAAGAAGAATATACAAAACTAAACTTAGAGTTTATATTTGAGCAGCAAACTAAACTAATTAAAAGAATTAATAAAGATTTTGGTTCAGACATTTTTAAGACCTTCGTGAAAAATTATAAAAAAATTGCTTCGGTGCATCAGTATTTTAACTCTGATTTAAGTCCGAGGCAAAAAGTTTTAGTGGAGCAAAGAATCATGCATCGCCCTGCTGCAAATAAAGACTTGGGAAAAGAAATGGTTCATATTGACAAATTGGTCTTTTCTAAGTTTGTGGATAACTTTAATGAAAAATATTCCCAAACGCTCTTTGAAGAACAATCTAAATTACTTTCACATTATATTTCTTCTTTTTCTGACAATGGATTAACATTAAAGGTTTTTATTAACGAAGAGATTTCTAGAATTATTGGAGTGTTAGAGAAATCTTTAGATGGTTATGAAATTAGAGAAAATTCAGATCTTGAGTTGGGCATTAATACTGTCATTCAAAAGGTGAAAAATTTTGCGAACACTCCAGTTAATGAAGATATGCTGAAGGATATTATTAATTTACAACAGTTGGTAAGGGAATTGAACTTAGATGGCAATTAAAATAAAAGTTGGACCCAAAGCTAATGAAAAGTTGATTTCATTGGAATTAAATATTAGGGAGACCTTAGACGGTAATTATATGATTTTTGATCATATTGATATCGATATTGTTATTGTATCCGATCAAGGCAAGATATTGACTCTTCCAAAAGAATTAATCACAGATCAAGTTTATGGCGCTCAAAATAGACTTTTTTCATATTTGAAGAAAAAGGGTGTTATTGACATGTCTTCCATCCAGGGTGGTAATATATATGGATCAATGGAAGCAAAATTGCTGGATACTGAAGGCGCAATCGAATATGCTTTATTAAACATATCAAAATTTATTGACGAAGAGCGTCCTTATTTTAATTATTTAGATGCGCATCTGGAAGATCATGAAGAGCATGTAACAAATCCAGATAAAGAAAACTCCACAGAGCTTGGTGATGTAGAGCATTCTTCACAAAAAGGATCTTTGAGACCTGACTATATGAGAGACATGTATGGCCTTCATGGCTATATATCAGGATATTAGATCGATGAAAATTATACTTGAAAGTTGGGATCAATATCTAAAAGAGTCTGAGTATATAACACTTGACCCATCATTAATACAGCCTAAATTTTTAAACGAATCATTAAACGAGGCCTTCTTTAAACAAGATCAGGAGAAAGATCCGCAAGCTTTATCGATACAAGACATAGAGTCCACACCGCCCGAAGAGATTCAAAAAATATACTTTGAAATGCTTGGAAGAGAAACTCGTCAAAAGAAGTCCGCAAGAGGAAAAGAGTTTGGTGGACGTGCTGGAAAAGTAATGGATCTTAAGAAAAAAATTAAATCCAAAAAGTCAGGATTTTTAAATTTTTTCAAAGATAAATTACTAACTGTAGCCAAAAATATGTTTAAAACAAAATACATATCGGCTTCTGACTTGGAGCAGGAAAGAGAAGAAATAAAAAATCAAATGTTACAAGTTATGTTGGACGAATTCACTCCGTTGGAACGAGAGATAGTTAGAGCAATCTTTGTTTTCACCGGCTTGAATGTTCCGACTGTTAGAGATCCGGAACGCTTTAAAGACGAGAAGATCAAAAAGACGGTGCAATATGTTAATGATGGACTGTATGATCTTTTTAAGCCAACTAAGGAAACTTATCAAAAGGCAAAAGTTATCCTGCAAAAGCTTCAAGAAGCTCCCATGGAGAACAACCCTCCAGTATTTAGAGGTTACGCGGCAACTATCGAGTCAGGCAATTTTCGTGGTTTAAATGAATATAGTGTTGGTCAAATAATTGATGTTGGTAATATAATATCTTTTACTACAGATGAAATGACTGCTGCTGGATTCGCACTAGACAATGTGAGAGTTAAACCTTTATTAATGCCTGTTTTGATACGTGTACCGGCAGGAAAACTAAAGAGAGGTGTTGATGTTGATGAATTTTCTCAATTTGAAGGTCGAGAGGAAGAAGTTATATCTGCTGGGAAATTTAAAATTACAGACATGGGTTATGAGGATCCATGGCATCAAGACGAGTATTTTTTAAAAATGGGCATGCGATCTTTTCCAAATATAGCAAAGCAATTAAATTTCGAAGAGTTGCCGGCCGAAGAAAAAATAAAATATACAATCGTAGTTGAGTTAGAACAAATGGATAAAGAGTGATATATGAATCTAATTTGGTTCGCACTAGCGTGTTATGGTTTAACGCAGATTTTATGTTTCGGAAAGATATTTGATTCAATCAAACCTCAACATTATTTCTTTAGATGCCCAATGTGTATGGGTTTCTGGGTTGGCTGTTTTCTTTTCGGGATAAATGGTTTAACTGAACTATTTAGTTTTGATTATAGCGTAGCTAATTTTTTTATTTGCGGATGGTGTGGTTCTGCTATAGCATACGCATTTTGTATAATTTTTAATGATAATGGAATTCAAATTTCCTTAAATTCTTCAGGAGTAATATATAATGGCCAAAATGACTAAGAAGAAATTGATCGAGTTAATTAGAGAGTCTGTAGAAGAGTGCATGAACGTTAATGAAGATTGTCCCGGACCAATGCCCGGTGATGAGATGGGAATGGATATGCATGCAGCACCTGAATCTATGCCAATGGAGCCTATGGATGGTGCAGAACAGTCTAAAATGGATCAATTGCTTGACATGATGCAACAAGTGTTAATGAAATTGGACGGAGGCGCTTCCATGGATGATCCGCCACCAATTGAAATGAAAGAGTCCAAGCGAAAGCGAAAAAGTTCAAAAACAACTAAAAAATGAGAGGTGTAGCATGCTAGAGTTTAAACGTTGGATGGTACAACCAGTGCGCCGATGTAAAAATGGTTGCATATTGACGCGGGTGGCCCCCGCTTTTAAGTTTAAGAGGTTTTTAAATGTCTAAATATCTATTGAGAGAATATTATGAGCTTTGTCCTGGAGGAATTTGTCAAGATCTTTTGACAGAGGCCGAGAAGCGCTTTGTTGCCAACGGCGGATTGATTCTTAGTGGTGTTATGCAACGTGCAGATGCTCAAAATGGAAATGGCAGAATTTACCCTAGACCTATTTTAGAAAGAGAGATGCATAGATATAAAGAGTTGATCAAAGAGAACAGAGCCTTGGGAGAATTAGATCATCCAGAAGATTCTGTAGTGAATCTTAAGAACGCTTCACATATGGTTACAGATGTTTGGTGGAGTGGTAATGACGTCATGGGCAAAGTAAAGGTGTTAAATACTCCTTCTGGGCAAATCCTTAGAGCCTTAACTGAGTCAGGCGTCAAATTAGGAATTTCCTCCAGAGGTCTCGGTTCTGTTAGAGAATCACTGGGCCAAACCATTGTTGAAGATGATTTTAACTTAATTTGTTTTGATTTTGTAAGTGATCCAAGTACAACGGGAGCTTTTATGATGAGAGAATCTAAAGGCGACAAATTGTCTGGGGGTAATGTTCTTACTCAATTAACAGAGAAATTAGACAAATTGATTTCTGTTATCGAAAAGGAAGAAGATCCGTCTCGAATTCAAAAAATCAACAATATTATTACGCGATTGGTAAAAGGTGAATAATGGCATTAAGTAATAAAGAAAATTTAAAAAAACTGTTAGCACCCATTATAAAAGAGTGTGTTAAAGAAATTTTAATGGATAAGGACTTAATACAAGAAGTTGTGTTGTCAAGTGGAGTATTGTCCACAGTTGTAAAAGAGGTCGCGGTTGGTTTAAATGAATCACGGCAACCAATGTTTGCAAACCATATGACTAATACTGCCCCACCAGCGGCGGTTGTAGAGTCCAGAAGACGAAGGAAAGAGCACAGAGAAGAAGCCTCTAAGTTACCAACTTATGAAAAGAAAGTCAGAAAACCAAAGTCTTCAACTGAATTTGAAAAAATTCAAGAGAATGTTGATCGAGATTATAGTACTGGTAAGAGAAATAAATACGGCGCTTTAGCTGGATCAAACCCTCAAGACGAAGGTGTGGACTTATCTTCTTTGGGTATGGGCTTCACACCTCAGACAAAAACACATTCACCTCAATCACTTGGGGGTGTAGATTTGTCTGAATTAAATATTGGGAGAAGATTGAAATGAGCAAGAGAAAGTCAGCGCATGTTACAGTACGTGCCAAAGACAAAAATGCACCTGCAGAAAAATTAATTAGAAAATTTATTCGAAAGGTAAAGAAGGCTGGAATTATAGAAGAGGTCAGAGAAAGATCTTATTATACAAAGCCTTCGGTTGTGAAAAGGTTAAAAAGAAAAAGAGCCAAGGCTCAAAACAAAAAAACAAACAAAAAGGCTGGAAAATAAACTTTCAGACTGATACTTATTAAAGATTTTTAGGAGTTATTACTCATGGCGAATTGGAAACATTATACTGCCGGATTACACAATGTAGGATCCTATCAGATATCTGGAAAGCCCTGGATTTCCGGATCAACAACCCATGCGGCAAACACGGAAGTGAGATATAGATTTCCGTATGTCGCCAGGGCTGTAACTGTAATTAATTTTTCAGATAATGCTATTCGTGTGCATTTTCATTCTTCATCCGCAGATTTGGTGTCCGGCCGTCACTATATAGAGTTGGATAGCGACGAAGATTCTTTTACATTCAATGTTAAATGTAAAGAAATATTTATTTCAACTGATGCAAACGCGGGCAATAGAGATTATAGAGTTTATGCAGAATTGACACATATTACTTCATCAATGATGTATCATTACACCGGCTCTGGGGTAACTAGCTTAAGCTAATATAGGGAGAAAAACATGGGTTTTAAATCAGGTAAAGGTACTGTATCAAACGAATTAAAGGTACAAGGTGCTTCACCAAAAATTACGGTTGGAGATGGTGGCGCTGAAGATACAATGATCGTATTTGACGGGAACGCTGCAGATTTTCGGATCGGTCTCGCCGATGGAACAGATTCACTTGAGATTGGCGCGGGTGATGCTCATGGCACCACCGCTGGTCTTGTGATCAACTCTTCTGGTCAGGTCACAACAATTGGCGATGACACCCCTTCAAACAATCAAGTGTTGACGTGGACAACATCAGGCACAGCCCGCGCCGTTTGGGCGGCGGCTTCAGGGGGCGAGGCGGATTCTATCGCAGCAGACAATATCAATGCCGGTGATGCCGCTGTGTCGGTAGCTACTTCAAGCGGCAATATTACTGTTGATTCTAATGCCGGAACTGTCACCGTTGATGGACACACTGGCGTGACCGTCACTTCAACAAGTTCCGGAGAAGTCGATATAACATCGGCAGCGAACGTTGATATTAATGCAACAACCACACTTACAATTGACTCTGGCGGTGCTGGATCAATTGACTTTGCAGCCGATGCATCTAATATTACATTGACGACTGATGGTGCAGCAGAGGATTTTACAATTTCCTTGGCGGGTGCCACAGACTCCAGTTTGATTCTATCCTCTACAGGTACCGCCGCAGACGCTCTGCAGATCAGTACTTCTGCTGGCGGTATGGATATTAGTGTTGCCGGGGCCGCTGCTGGAGAAGATCTAGATATTTCATGTAACCAAGAAATTAGAGTTACATCCACAAGCGATGCTGCTGAAGCAATTTATCTTCGGGCCAACGCTGGTACATCCGAAACAATCAAGATTCATGCTGATCAAGGTACAGCCGCTGCCTCTATTGGTTTGACATCTGATGCTGGCGGTATTACCCTTTCTGCTGGAAATACAAGTCACGGGGTTATCGTTGGAGATGTTAGTGGTGCTCCAGTTACAATTGGCCACACAACATCTGAGACCACGGTCAGCGACAATCTTAATGTTACAGGTCGACTACTTGTTGATGACACAACTGAGGCGACAAGTACTACTGATGGCTCACTCCAGACAGATGGTGGATTAAGTGTCGCCAAGGATATCGTTGGTGGTGATGACCTGATTTTGAAGTCAAACGCCGCCGCTATTCAGTTTGGTGCATCTTCAGACATTCTGCTGACTCACCATGCAGATGCCGGCTCTGGTAATACACAAACAATTACTGGCTTGGAACTATCAAACTCTGCCACCAGTGATAACGAATATCCATCATTTATACTCAAGTCCAATGAGGCAGTTGTTGCTGCTGGTGAATTTCTTGGACAAATTCTTTTTAGAAGTACTGACACCAACGTTGGAACCGGTGACGCTTCATGGCAAGCTGGTATTTCCTGTAAGGCTCAGGCTGCTCATACCGGTACTGGCGCTAACAAGACAGAGTTGAGATTCAAAACTTCAGACGATGGAATCTTTGAAGACAGGATGTTGTTAGATGGCGATGGCCACCTTGAGTTAATGAAGGACGATGCTGAATTGCGCTTTGGTGCAGGTAAAGATGTTGTGTTTGCTCATGATAACGGCACTGGCATGGATGTGACTTCTGCTGGGAATTTTGATCTTGAATCAACGAACGGATCAATCACCATCGGCGCTTCATTAACTGACGGACAAACTTTGAAGTTAGGTAAAAACGGAGCGGTTGAGACAATCATCGCACCACACGGTACCGCAGGAAGTGAAATTTATTCTGTTACCAATACTGCGGGTACAACAGATGGGACATACGGTCAGGGAGCTATGTTGTTTGAGGCAACTGCTGGCGGGATCGCACTTAAGTGGGCGGATGGCAAGGATCTTTGGGCTGAAGGTGGTCGATTTGTTGTTACAGCAAACGAAGATGCAACTGACGCCATTAAACTTCATGCTGACGGTGGCACAAGTGAAACAATTGTAATTAAGGCCGATCAAGGTAACGGTGCAGCGTCTATTGGATTGGTGTCTGATGTTGGCGGTATTACGCTAGATGCAGGACTGGATATCACTTTGAGTGCAGACGGCGGAAACGTCACGATGGATGATGGTACGAGCACAATATTTGATTTTGATGTTGATGGTACCACCATGACAATTCATGACGATCAAGATACTGGGGATAAATTTTCAATCGCGGTGGCTCAACATGGTGCTACCACAATCACAACGGTTGATGATGATGCTGCAGCCGCTGACCTGACTTTTACCATTGATGGTGACACGGTGTTCCAAGCAGAGGGAACAGAAGTTGCGAGGGCTGTTGGAACCGCAACATCTAGCACGACAAACTGCGCCAATGCATTTACTTTTAAAACACCGCAGATTAGTTTTACTAGTAACGGTACGCTTTATCCTTCTGATTCTGGCGCTATTGTGTTACTGTCCGCTCAAGATGTGACAGTTACCCTTCCTGATTCTGCTACTGCTGCTAATTTAGGGACTCGCTATACGTTTATCGTTAACAATGGTGATCCAGGAACCAAAAAAATTCAATGCGCTGACGCCACTAATGAACAGATTCTTGGAAGGGCCGTTTGCTATGATTTAGACACTGACAGTGGCGATCCAGTTGCTAGCACGCACGTATTTACTTCAGCCCCAGGGGGTAATAATGATTATGTGAATTTTAACGGTACTACGACAGGTGGCATATTCTCAAAAATGGAAATATATGCCGCAGGATCAGATCAGTGGTTTGTTATAAGTAGTGAACTTTTCACAACAGGTACAACAGCAACCCCATTTGGAAATAGTTAATATTTTGGAAACTAGGAGGATTAAATAGATGGGTGTATTTGGTTGGGCGCACGTATATGGCACAGCAGTCACGGGGTCGGAGGGTCCAACTGGATCAATAATGATCAAGACTGGTCCGGAAACTATTAGTGGATCTGCAAACTTAACATATGCCACAGCCTCTAGCACTTTAGAGGTCACCGGATCCGCTTTATTCGCTGGATCCAGAATGTACTTCACAGCGACAGAAGATGCAGCAAACGCAATCTATCTTCGGGCCAACGCTGGTACATCTGAGACAATCAAGATCCATGCAGATCAGGGTTCGGGCGCAGGTTCAATTGAGTTAACTTCTGATGCTGGTGGTATTGATGTTAATGCAGCAGGAGCGATCAGCCTTGATTCATCTGCCGGATCAATTGACATGAATGTGGTCGACGGCTACACTGTTAGTATCGGTTTAAACGGCGCAGCAGAACTGGTTCTTGCTCCTCACGGAACAGCCGGCAGTGAGTTGATCACTATGACTAACACCTCTGGAGACGATGCAGCGGCGATTAAACTTGCCGCCGATGCTGGCGGTATTACTTTTGATGCAGCAGGAACTATCAGCCTCGATTCTGCTGCTGGTGACATCTCATTTTTAGATGGCGGCACAGCCAAATTAGCTATCGATATGGATACAACAGCAGGTGACGTTGTTATTAAATTAATGGTTGATGGAGATGATTTGGTCATTCGACAATATGACGGCATAGACATGATGCGCTTTAAAGATAACAAGGAGATCGTGATTAACGAAGGCAGTACTAATTCGGTCGATTTTCGTGTCGAGTCGGATTCTGAGGCCAACTTTTTCTATATCGATGCATCCTTAAGCCGCCTCAGTATTGGCGATTCTGTCGACGAACCTGACGCAATGGTGGAAATGACAAATGCAGATTCCGGCTTAACTGGGGCGATGGACCTGCTCTTACTTAACAGCAATGATGTTGATAAAATAGCCATGAAGATCGTCGCTGCCAATACAACTGGTGATGTTATTGACATTGCAGCAGATAGCCTTACAACCGCTATAGTTATGGATATTACGGCAGACGCACTTACTAGCGGCGGAATTATAAATGCAATAAGTGATTCAAGCAATACCTCTGCCAGAACGCTTGTTAATGTTAAGAATGATAACACCGCTGCTGTTGGTGCAACACTTCTAGCGATTACAAACGATGCTGTTGCGAGTACTGCTGGTCAAACAGTTTTGCTCGAAACAACCGTTGCTTCAGAAACAAATCCGCTGTTGAATTTGAAAAACTCCAATGCTGATGCGGTTGGGCCAATTCTTAGATTTACCCAGGATGGTGGATCCGCCGGCGCTGCAAGTGATATTGCTGGTAAAATTCAATTCTATGCAGATGATGCTGACCAAAACAATCAAGAGTATGCTTCTATTGTGGCTACCGTTACTGATGCCACCGCAGGAGGCGAAGAAGGCAAGCTAGAATTAAAGGTCGCAGAAAGTGACGGAACAGTAACCGCTGGACTAACTCTAACCGGATCATCAACTGATGGTGAGATCGATGTGACAATTGGCTCTGGAACCTCATCCATAACAACTATCGCTGGTGTCTTAGATCTTGGAGATAGAAATATTACAAATGTTGGCGACATCTCCTTAGACAGTCTTTCATCTG